TAGAGGATATAGTTACCCATCCATAAATGGGTAAGTACGTCCTAACAAATTATATAGACATAAAAAAAGAGGGGTTGCAACTGGATTTTGCCAGTTGCGCCCCTGCGGCGACGATATTCGTTAATATTTATGAGAAAATCATAACCAATCTTTTCTCTTATAGTGATCAGGTATAACCTTACCTAGTTTGATACTCAGTAACCCATCTTCAAAGCTGACTGATGCAATCTCCTGATCGTCTGAGATTGTCCATGCTCTCTTAAAAGATCTTTGAGCAACTCCACGGTGGATGTACTGATGGTCACTCTTCTTGTCGTCTTTTGTCCCTTCAACAAAAAGTTTACCATATTCTGTGTAAACATTGACTTCATCTTGTTTAAATCCTGCGAGCGCTAATTCTAACACCGTCTCGACATTATTTAACTGTATCACATTGTACGGCGGATAATTTTGCGTACTTTCGTGAACTTTAAAGAGTCGGTCAAAGTATTCATCCATTCCGATGCTGTTTTTATTCAATCGTTCTAAGAGCGCAGGAAGGTCTGACGCATTGAAACGCATTAGGTCTGTCATGTGGTTCTCCTTGATTAAGCGAGTAACGTTGTGTGGACCCCGAAGGCATCCATTACTATTTAACCAGAGAACGAAAAAAAGAGGTATGGTAACAACCGTACCTCTTTATAGGGTGTTCCGACTTTTGAAGCGACCGCACGAAAGATCGCAATATTATTTATGCTCGTTGTAATAGAAGTTGTAATCAGTCATTCCCATAAAAAGTTTATTTCTCATATACCTAATAAACTCTTGTTCATCAGCAGGTCTCCTAGGAGCTCCTGGCCAGATTTCAAGATAATGATTTAAGGAATCATGAAGACTACGAACTGCATTAATATCAAGATCTAATGACATCATCCACCCGTCTTCTTCGGGTTCTGGGAAATACAGTTCGTCTTCGTCGTTCATGATACTGGTTTCTTTTTCTTACCAATATTATATTTGGATTCTAGAATCCAATCATTTTTATCTTTATAAGATAACACCTTAATTTGATTTAGTGGTGCAACATCCAATACAGAATCTGGACTTAAAATAGTGATCAGTCCCCAATCAGATAGAAGATTAATGATGCGATTCCTACGCTGCACATCATTAACAGTAAGATTAGCATGTTTACCATCCAATGCAAAGAGTTCTTTAAAGTGAACAATGTAATACTTACCCTGTTTATGCAGGATATGGCATGATTGGTAAATCTTTTTTTCTTTACGGGAGGCGACTCCGATACGAGTCAAGGTCTCTCTTACTTTTAGAAAATCGTCTGGTTCGTTTAGAACCACTTCGATCATTTGATCTTGCGACCATGAAACCTCAGGTTCAACAAAGGCACTCATCTTTTACCTCCAACATCAAGCTTATCTTTAATAAATGAGATTTGTTCTTTGGTAAGAATCTTCAGAGCTTGTTGAGCCTTTTCATTACTATAACCATAGTATGATTTTACTGCATCAAGGTCATTAATCTTATCCTTTTTTAGCCACGGAGAAAATCTTTTCCGTTTCCTAACGGTATTTATAAAGAAATCATATTGGAGACGAGATGGTAGTTGGTGATTGACATTCATCTCGTTTGCAAACATAACAGTGTCGATAAATCCAGACAGACACTTATTGATAATAAAGGGAGGATATTTCTTTTCCCAGGTGGGATCCTCCTCACTCATAAGATATTCTTTTGTGAAATTAATCGAATTTAAATAGTCTTTCAGTTCGTAGCTCATGATTCAAATACTGCGTTTACACCAACAATAGTTACACCTGGGTTTCTAGCCAAAGCGACTTTTCTTGCCTCTTGATAATCTCGGACAAAGTAAGATTCTTTAAATATTGTTCCACCACGATACATCGTTACTTCACATTTCATATTTCTCCGCCCTTTCGTCTGGTGTAGTCCAGAAGTAATCATCACAATCACCAAGTCTTCCCCACTCAACACCATTCTCTACCTGATAGAACTGGGTAGACACTTTGAAGTCTGGCACCTTAGGTTCTTGGGGAGTCATAGAGATATCATAAATGCGACACCTGTTATTTGGATACAATGCATACTGACCATTTTTAAGTTCAATCAAATTGAATGACTTATGTTCGTCGGGGAGTTCACTAGTAGATGCATCAATAGTGTCGATATTCCCGTGGTAGTTATCAAGAGTACAAATATATGTGCCTTTGATATTTCCAAAGTGTCTTGTTCTTACTTCCCACTCCATCGATGCAACAATACTTTTTTCAATAGCAGTTACATCGTAATCCATGCAGTTCCAAAACTGAAGATTAGGTAGATCTAAATCAGGGTCTGGTGTTACTGGGCGAGAAACAAAAGCACTGATCGGTAGTTTATCGTACATAGCTCCATATTCTGGGAGATATGTTTCAAAATAAAATGCACGACCAGGAATACTCTTTGCAGTAACCCAGAGTCCCTCCACAAACTCACCATGACCACTTTGGTGATCTGTTAGATACTCTTTACGAACCCAAACTTTCTCTGTGGGTAGATTGCATATTAGAGTCATAAATTTTTTAATTATCTAATAATATCTATCTCATCAGGATTTGAATTCCAGGTTTCAACCTTTGTGCGAAGTCTACCTTCAGATTTCAGTTTCTCATATCGGTTGGATGCTTTCTTCTTCCACCATTTAATCAAGTTCTCGGTATGGAACTTTTCATAATTTTGGCCAGGAGTAAGAGTTTCTTGTTCACCCATAATAACTTCACGAGCGTTGCTGAATCCATAGTCAGACATGTAGAAACGTTTTTGTTCAGTCAGATTTTTTGCACTTACAATCGCAGTTTGGAACTCCGCAACCTTGTGAGAAGGTAAGCTTTTTTTGATCACTGAGATCATTTTCTGTTGGGTTTTGAGTTTGCGACTGGATGCGTCCTCCTTCACCAGACTCTTGTCCCCGTTGCGTGCTATGAACCATTTGTTTAACTCCTGAAAAATCTCATCGTGCAGAAGAGGTGTGAAATCACTCTGTGTGAGTCCCTTATACCTCATGTATGGTTTGAGGCCATCGTACTGCGAAGAGGACTTTGTAGACCCGTAGAGCGACGTTGTTTCAAACAGACAGATGTCTGAGTCATATTTACTATTTAACGTCTCACGGGCGGTGTGAGAACAACACAGGAGCGCCAGGAGTTTACCACCCAGGTAATTAAAACCGAATGGTTGAGTCGGGACAATAATAAATCCCATGATCGCATGACGATTGAATCGTGTCAGTTCAGGAACACTACCCAACCATTCATTGCGAGGTTTACTATTAATTGTCGGAGAACCAAACCTACAGAATCCTAAGATCTTATTTGTGTTCATCTCTTTGACAATCCACTTCAAGGACTTACCAGGAATGGAGTCTTCGATAGCGTGAGATGTAGTGACTTGCAATCTCTCGCTAAAGTATTCGTTACTAAAACCACCCTTGACACCTGCAGGATACACTCGGATATCCATGTCTTCGGGGTGCATATCAAATGCGTCAAACATATCATCCTCTGGACCCATACCCAGAATGGATGTTTGCATTTGACTCATTCGGTCAAGTTTCACATTACGCAGATATTCATCGATACGTCCCATATTGGAGAAGTAATCGATGAATTTGTCAGCTGCGTAAATTGCATCATCAAGTTCTAATTGCATATCAAACAATCAATTTCTTACTCTCAGGAGTAATCAACTTACTCCCAAACATTTCATTATACTTCTTTCCGACATTTTCTTCAACTTCTGCAACGTAAACTACATGTCGCATGTCCATTGTAATCTCGGGGTTCTCTTTACTGATGACAGTTGCCCAAGGAGCGAATCCTACATTCTGAGCACTAGGAAGAACTACAAGACCATTCTTCACAGTAATGGTATTTTCATTCTGCGAAATTAGTTCTGCAATAATTTCTTCACCAGTAACAATACGAATCAGTTTTACATCAATCATCTTTTCTTACCTCAACTCGAACGGAATCATTCTTAATAATATCTACAATGTTTACATATGCCCAAGCAGTAAAGACTTGAGGGACAATGAATGCAACCATCGCGACAATCCAGAACCAATAATAATAGTTCTCTTTAGTCTGTGTCCTTTTCTTTTTCTTCATGACATAAATGCATCTAATGCACCATAATTTTGCATAATTTCACTTGAATATGAATTGGGATCTTTGCCCTTTCCATCAACCTGCATATTCATCAGGGGAGAACGACCAAACTTCCGTTGATACTGATAGATCTCATAGTGTTCCCTAAAGATCAACCAGGATTTTAGACAATGATCTGGATCTTCTTTCGGTGGAGTAATAAATCCAACCCAAAGTGGCATGCCAGTCAAAGTTCCATTGAGAACATCATCACCAAAACCATACTTCTCTTTGAAGAGTTCATATTTCTTTTCAGAACACTCTCCAGTAGTCAGTGGTCTGTGATGTGCAGTCATCCTCTTATGTAGGTGAGTTCTCAACTTTCCTTTATGTCCATTTTGTTTGTCATAATAGAATCCCCGTGGTCCACCAGACTCCCCAATGTAGACACATTCCTCAAAATCTGAAGGGCAATCACATGAAGATGGCATCTTGTCATTAAAAACAAATCCATATACTGCACCACGCATACCAATCTTGTCTGCAATTTTGTGGTAATCACTAAATCGGGTCCAGTGAATAATTGGTATCATTTGAAATCACACTCCACCATAATTTCAGTCAATGCTGCGAGAAGGTTTATTTCCTGATCCGCCACAAATGCCACTTGATACTGATACTTAGCGATAATAAGCACAGCAGCAGGAATACTATTCGGAACCAAGGAATCATAACAAGCATCGTAAATACGACGCAGAAGTACAGTAGGATCGTTGTCCAGGTTATTGACACACCATTTACGTACTTCGGGGAAACTTTTTTCCTTAAGATTTTTGACAAGCGTGTTAATGTTGACATCAGAAAACTCCGTCAAAATTGCAGAATCAATCTTCCCACTTGCGGAGTATCTTTGACACTCATTCAACACCCGACGCCAGTCTGGGAAGTGTTTGTTAATAAGTTCTACCAGGACCTTGTTATCATATTCAACACCTTCTGTATCCAGGATTTGTTGGATGCGTCCGAAGAACTTTGCAGCGATGGCTGGTTTTTGTTTACCAGTGATGGAAAAGTCAACACAGGCGCATCGACTGTGGAGGGGTTCGATGATTTTGTTTTTGAAGTTGCAGGTAAAGATGAATCTGCAGTTGCCAGAAA